TAAAAATGCTCTAACATGACCTGATTATGGCTGGAAAACCTCGAAACTACACAATTATTGACGATATTGCCCAAATGACGGCTAATTTGGGTGACATTCAACTTATCCTTGGAGTAAGCAAATCCGAGGTAAAACGTCTTGTTGACGAAAGCATCATCAAGAAAGACCTCCGTGGTACTTATGACCTGCTCCACTCAATTAAGGGTTATATTGGCTATTTGCAGGTCAGGTCAGGTGGAACCAAGGGTGTTTCGGCTGATTACCATGAAGAACGGTCACGTTTGACCAAAGCTCAGGCTGACAAGGCAGAGTTTGAGGCTGCTTTGATGGCTGGCAGGCTTGTTGACGTTGAGCAACTGACTCAGGCATGGGAAGGAATGCTGTCATCGATGAGGGCGAAGTTGCTTGCGATACCGTCAAAGGTAGCTCCGATCATTGCTGATGAGGATGAGCCTGGTATGGTGCAGAACATCATTGATGACTACATGCGCGAGGCGCTGGAGGAATTAGCTTCGTATGGAACTAGCACAAGCAACGAAGATATTGTCGAAGGGGATGGCGGTACTGAGGCCGCCACCGAGGTTGACAGTGAGCCAGTGGGCAGACAGAGAAAGGCGGCTGGACGCGCAGTCAAGCAGTGAGCCTGGCAGATGGCACACATCAAGAGCCGAATACCAGCGTGGCATGATGGATGCACTTAACGACCCGTTAACAAACGAGATCGTTATCATGTGTGCAGCCCAGCTTGGTAAGTCTGAAACGCTGAACAACATCATTGGCTACTACATCGATAACGACCCGTGTCCAATATTGATGCTTCAGCCTACTGTTGACATGGCCTCAGCTTATTCCAAGGATCGTATTGCTGCTGGACTGATTCGCTCTACTCCCTGCCTGCAACATAAGGTCAAAGACCCTAGAGCAAGAGACTCTGGCAACACAACCTTGCATAAGGTCTTCCCCGGAGGTGCTTTGACGCTTGTGGGTGCTAATTCTCCTGCTGGTCTGGCATCGCGGCCAATACGTGTTGTTTTGTGTGACGAGGTAGACCGATACCCGACCTCGGCAGGCACAGAGGGTGATCCAATCCAGTTGGCTCGTAAGAGAACCTCAACCTTCTGGAATCGCAAGATTGTGATGGTTTCTACGCCAACCAACAAAGATGCGTCCAGAATAGAAGACTCCTATAACAAATCAGACAAGAGGCAGTTCTGGGTTCCATGTAAGCACTGCGACAAAAAGCAGTTACTTAGATGGGGAAATGTGAAATGGACTGATAGCGATCCAGATACTGCAATGTATGAATGTGATGACTGCCATGTGTTATGGTCTGAGAATGATCGGCGATGGTCAATTAAGCGTGGTGAATGGATTGCCGAAGCACAGTTCAAGGGTATTGCTGGTTTCTGGATCAATGCTCTCTACAGTCCGTGGACTGCTCTTGCTGACGGTGTCAGAGAATTTCTGGCCGTAAGGAAGTCGCCTGAGCAGCTGCGTGTATGGGTCAATACTTATCTTGGTGAGACATGGGAAGATCAGGGTGAGACCATTGATGACCTTGCCTTGGCCGAAAGGCGGGAAGAGTTTGGTGAGTTCCTGCCTGAAGAGATAATGATGCTGACCTGCGGAGTTGACGTTCAGCAAGACAGACTGGAATTGCAAATTACCGGCTGGGGATCGGATGACGAATCGTGGGTAGTTGAATACCGGACGATGTATGGCGACCCTGCTGACCCTAAGACATGGGATAACTTGTCCTCTGTCCTGTTTCGTGTGTTTGAGACACATGACGGTAGGCAGTTGGGGATCAGGGCAATATGTGTTGACTCAGGCGGTTCTCACACACAGACGGTCTACAAGTACTGCAAGGCTAACAGTGGCCGAAGAGTGTTTGCAATCAAGGGTGTTGGTGGCGAAAGGCCGCTGGTTACTAAGCCAAGCAAGAACAACTCGGTAAAGTGTCCACTGTTTCCTGTCGGTGTTGATAATGCAAAAGACCTGTTGATGGCGCGACTGCGTGTTAACGAGCCTGGACCAGGTTATGTACACTTTAACGACTCGCTTAACGATGAGTACTTTAAGATGCTTACTGCCGAAAAGGTAGTTTTAAAGTACAACAAAGGCTTCGCAAAGCGTACCTACATCAAGATTAGGCCAAGAAACGAAGCATTGGACTGTTTTGTGTACTCAATGGCCGCATATGCGATTCTTAACGTAGATGTCAATTCAATGGCAAAGCGTGTAGAATATGAAAGAAATGAGCCGGATAATGAAGTAAAATCGGCTCCAAATGCGCCTAAAAAGCCCTTTGTGCCTAAAAACAAAGGCTTTCTCAATTCTTGGAGGTAGGCTTAGAGCATGGCAAATCAGTTTGATTCCACAAATGCGCCTATTACTGAGCCTACCCAGATTGTCGCTGGCGACTTTGTACTGTGGTGGCAAAAAGAGCTTGCTCAAGACTATCCAACATCGCTTTACAGCCTGAAATACTACGCCAGAACAACCGAGAACGGTGGTGGTGAGATTGAGATCACTGCTACCGAGACTGGTGGCGAGTACCTGATACAAGTAGCGTCAACGGTCACCGCCGCTTACACGCCGGGTACGTATCAATGGCAAAAAGAGATTATCCGCACATCTGATTCAGCGAGAATAGTTATATCACGAGGCCAGTTTACTGTAACTAACAGTATGGCCGACCCTGGTGAATACAGATCTCACGCAACAATCATGCTTTCCAAGATTGAATCCTTGCTGCAAGGTAAGGCAGATGCAGATGTTGCGTCTTACACTGTTGCTGGCAGATCACTGACCAAGATGAGTTTTACGGAACTGATGGCTGCACGTGATTTATACAAGGCCGAAGTGCGGAAAGAGCAGGCTGCTGCTGGCATCAAAGGCGCATCATCGACCATTAAGGTGAGGTTCACGTAATGGGCATATTTGATTTTCTCTCTGGCAGCAAGCCTAAGAAAGAAAAACGGCATTTTAAGAGAGCTTATGCAGCAGCCAACACCGGCAGGCTGTTTTCAGACTTTGGCGCATCCGAAAGATCAGCTGACAGCGAGATAAAGCCAGTTTTGCGCTTGATGAGATCCAGATCAAGGGATTTGGCGCGAAATAACGAGTATGTTAAGGGTTATCTGGACATTCTTAAGACCAATGTTGTTGGTGACAAGGGCTTTTCCCTGCAAGTGAAGGCGCTTGATAGCAGGGGAATGCTGGATCAGAGCGGAAACCAGTTGATTGAGACTGCATGGTACGACTGGTGCAGGATGGGTAATTGCACAGTTGACGGTGGCAGAAGCTTTATTGACCTGCAAAAGCTTGTCATAAGCTCAGTTGCCCGTGATGGCGAATGCATACTGATTAAGCACCGAGGGAAGACATTCAAGCACACTGTGTCATTTCAGGTGCTGGAATCTGATCAACTGGATCTGGAGAAGTCAGAACGACTACCTGACGGCAATGAAGTACGAATGGGCGTTGAGCTTGATAAGTACAAAAAGCCTGTTGCCTACTATTTCCTGAATTACCATCCTGGCGATTATGACTTTACCAGCCAATCCGTGTCTAAAAAGCACACAAGAGTGCTGGCAGAGAATGTTATTCACATCTATGACCCGTTAAGAGCAGGTCAGACAAGAGGCGAGCCGTGGATTTGTAGTGCAATTCCTGCATTGAAGCAATTGTCTGCTTACCGAGAGGCCGCAGTTATAAATGCAAGGATTGGCGCGTCTAAGATGGGCTTTTTCACATCACCGGCTGGCGATGGCTATGCTCCTGACGATATGGACGAAAATAATGTACCGTCAATGGAAGTTGAACCCGGTTTATTCCAGCAATTGCCTAAAGGAATGGAGTTCAGCGCCTTTGATCCGACATATCCCAATAATGAATTTGACGGGTTCCACAAGTCGGTACTGAAGGGTATTGCGACAGGACTTGGTGTTAGTTACGTTACTTTGAGTAACGATCTAGAATCAACGTCATACAGTTCTATACGACAAGGCACTCTGGTAGAGCGGGACAGTTTCAGATCAATGCAGCAGTTTATGATTGATCACTTTGTTATGCGGGTCTACCAGATTTGGCTTGGCTCTGCGATGGAGATGGGTGATATAAACCTGCCACTGCGAACTTATGACAAGTTCTATGATGCATCATCGTTCAGAGGCAGAGGTTGGAGTTGGGTTGACCCGCTAAAAGAGATGAATGCGGCAGTAAAAGGCTTGCAGCATGGCATTTTGTCTATACAAGGCGTTGCTGCACAATATGGCATGGATGCTGAAGAACTGATGGCAGAAATCCAGAGAGACAACGCCTTGGCTGACCAATTTGGCGTAAAGTATGCGTTTCAGCCTTTTGGTGCTAAAATGATGCCAGTTGAGGCCGAAATCACAGGCGATGACAGCGATGCCTAAGTATAAGGGCGTGGAAATTGACACTAAGCCAAACGATAGCATGGTGTCTAATGCCAGACGCGGTCTTGAATGGCGCGAGGAATTTGGCCGTGGCGGTACTGAGGTAGGTGTTGCTCGGGCAAGAGACATTATAAACAGGGTTAATCTTAGCTTTGACACTGTTAAGCGTATGAGAAGCTACTTCGCGAGGCATGAGGTCGATAAACAGGCCGAAGGCTTTAGCAGCGGAGAAGAAGGTTTTCCCAGTGCTGGCAGGATTGCCTGGGAGCTTTGGGGTGGCGATTCTGGCAAGTCATTTGCTGATAGAATAGTCGAGCGTCTAAATTCAATTGATGAGCGAAGTGCGCCAGAATTGCAGACAGGACTAGAGGAAAAAGCTATGGAAACAAACGAAAGTTCAGAGCCAAGCGAACCTATTGGTATCGATGCGATAGAGTCAGATGAAGTAGATATCAGCAATGATAGAGAAGCCTCTGTTGATGTATCTCATCGCGCAATGAAATTGGAAGCCAAGACGATTGACGAAGAAACGCGCAGGGTTCGCATTGCGATTAGCTCTGAGGAGCCGGTTCCAAGGTCGTTCGGCATGGAAGTATTAGAACACTCACAAGAGGCGATTAACTTATCCTTTTTGGGTAGTGGTCGAGCGCCACTGCTTCTGGATCATGATCCTGAAAAGCAGATTGGTGTTATAGAATCAGTTGAACTTGATAGCTCGGCGCGAAGACTACGCGCAACTGTACGCTTTGGAAAAGGCGCACTTGCTAGAGAGGCATTTGATGATGTTATGGACGGAATCCGCACGAATATTTCGGTCGGGTACGCCATTACTAAACTTGAGCGAAAGGACAAAGACACTTATGTGGCTAGGTCTTGGATGCCAATGGAAGCCAGCTTAGTTTCTATACCCGCAGATGTGACAGTCGGCGTGGGGAGATCAAGCGACACTTCAACAAATCAACCTGTTGTAACATTCGTAAAGGAGGACACTAAAATGTCCGAAGTTGATATTGATGCAGTACGCGCTGAATCTGCCCAAAACGCGCAACGCAATGCCTCACAGATTCTTGCTTTAGGCAAGCGTCACAACATGCTGGACGCTGCTGAATCAGCCATTGCTTCTGGCAAGGGTCTGGACGAGTTCCGTGGCATTGTTCTGGACAAGATTGGTTCTGGTCGCGCACTGGAAGATCAGTCCATTGGCATGGAAAAGAAAGAGGTTAAGCGTTACAGCTTGCTTCGCGCCATCAATGCTCTGGCAAACCCAACTGACGTTCGCGCTCAGAAGGCTGCTGAGTTTGAGTTCGCATGCTCACGCGCTGCTGCTGCACAGTACGGCACTACAGCACAGGGTCTGATGATTCCTGTTGATGTACTGCGTAACTGGGATCTGGCAAAGCGTACACTGAACAGCTCTGATGATTCATCTCTGTTCACTGACGATTTCCGTGGCGGCGATTTCATTGATGTGCTGCGTAATGCTTCATCTGTCATGCAGGCTGGCGCACGTATGCTGTCAGGCTTGTCTGGCGATGTGAAGATTCCTAAGAAGCTGACTGCTGCTGCGGCATCATGGATCAGCACTGAAGGTGGCGACACAAGCTCATCTGAAATGACTGTTGGCAGCGTGTCAATGGTTCCGCGCACTCTGGGTGCATTCACAGACGCTACCCGTCAATTGCTGATCCAGTCCTCACTGGACGTTGAAGCACTGATGCGTGACGATCTGGCAACAGCACTGGCTTTGGCAATCGACAAAGCTGCGCTGGAAGGCAGCGGTTCAAGCGGTCAGCCAACAG